TGAATATATGAATTTTGAAGAAGAGGAAGATGCAATTCTTGTACTTCTACCAATTATTCGTGATGCAATGGTTCGCCGTGTTGCTAAGTCTGTAGATAAGGCATTCTTACTAGGTGCTGGATCTGGTTCAGATCCTGTTAAGGGTTCTGCTATCTATGATGCATCATCTGTTGTAACACCAACAAATACTGGTGTAGCTTCTATTGCTAATCTTCGTGCTTTACGTAAGGATTTAGGCGCATGGGGATTAGATCCGGCTGAGCTAGTTTATGTTGTATCAACAGAAGTATATTATGATCTTCTAGATGATACTTTATTCCAGACAATGGATAAAGTTGGTCCTGCGGCTACACTATTAACTGGTCAAGTTGGTCAAGTTGGTAATACACCAGTTCTAGTTTCAGATGCATTCCCAACTAAGGCTGGTGGTCTAGCAACTGCAACAACTAACATTGGTGCAATTTGTATTGCTCCAGGTAACTTTATTGTTGGTAATCAGCGTGGTCTACGTTTTGATACTCAAGATTTAGTTGAGACTCAGCGTAAAGTACTTGCTGCATCATTACGTACAGGTATGGTACAAATATCTACTGTTAACGGTATGGGTGTTTCTACTCTACGTTGGTCGTAATTTAAAGATTTGGGGCAGTTTCTGCCCCATTTCTGTATTAGGGTTGGATTCAGCCCTAATACAGAAATTAATAAGGAGTAATATATGGCTAGTGATTTAGTAACTCTTGCTGAGTATAAAGCTTATGTTGGTATAACTAGCACAACACAAGATACAGCCATTAAAGCCATTATCCCAAGAGTAAGTAAACTAGTAAAAACCTACTGCCGTAGAACTTTTAATGACTTTATAAATGACGCTAAGACAGAAGTGTTTACAGGTGGGAATTACTTACTATTATCAGAATACCCAATACTAGCAATATCCAGTGTAGAATATTCAACAGATTATGGCAAAACATACATAGCATTAACTGAATTTGTAGATTATGCTTTAAATGCTCCTGCAGATACTATTGTTCCATTAAATTCAACAGGAGAATTTCCCACTGCTTTTAACGGATACAAAGTTACTTATACCGCAGGATTTGAAGAATTACCAGAAGATTTAAAGTTAGCAGTATTAGATCTAGTTACATACTATTTAAAGGGTGATTTTACAGTTAAGTCTACTAGAGATGCAGGCTCTAATACTGTACAAATTGAATATATTACTAAAAATACTTTACCTTCACATATTGCTAGAGTATTAGATTTATATGTTGCTAATGTATCATGAGTAATACTGCAAGAATTAGTATAGCAAAAGCTTTAGCAGAAAAATTAAAGTTAATTGATGGCAGTACTGGGTATAATACTAATATATTTGGTAATGCTTACAATAAACTTAAGTTCTGGGATGAGTGTGTAAATTTTCCTTCTATTTATATGTCAATAGGTGGAGAAACAAGAGAATACCACCCAGGAGGTTTTAAATGGGGATTTCTTAACATATCTTTAAAAGTATATGTTAAAAATGCTGACGGCCCAGGCCCAGAATTAGAATTACTTTTACAAGACATAGAGAAAGTAATTGACAATAATCGACAGTTAGTTTATGATACTACAACAAATGCTTCCACAGTAGAAATTCTGATCAATTCTATTGTTACTGATGAAGGGCTTTTAGAACCATATGGTGTAGGTGAAATAAGTTTAACTGTTCAATATCCTGTTCTTTAATTATTACGTACAGATAAATATCTTGTCAAAATAAGCAAAGAACATAACCATATTATAAGGAAAAAATATGGCCTATAATTTATCAAGAAATAGTAGAGTATTTGTAACTACTAATGTAAGTACAGCTACAGGTGCAGTGCTTACAGCAGGTTTTGCGGCTAATAATACCTGGGAACTTCAAGTTCTTGATGGTTTTAGTTTTAAGCAAGACCCAGCTAATACTACAATAAGTATTAATGAAGCCGGCACTACACCTATTAGAGGCAGCCGTTCATTTAATACAGCATTAAATCCTGTAGATTTAACCTTTTCTACGTATACTCGTCCAAAACTTTCTGGTACAGTAATTACAGCAGAAGAAAAAGTTCTTTGGAATGCTCTTTTAGGTTATGTAGGTATTGAAAATACAACTAATGGTGCTGGTACAACAGTAACAGCAGTAACTTTAGGAGGTACACCAGCCTCTACATTAGTTCGTGCAACTGTAAGTTCTCCAGTAGTTACCTTTGGGGGCTCAGCATTAAATTCCTCAAACTTAACTGTAGGTTCTACATATAATATTACAGGATTAAGTGGTACTGGCTCTGCGGCATATAATAGACCCGTCAAAATCAATTCAGCTTCTGCAACAGCTATTGTAGTTGAATATTTAACTCCTCCAGCTAATGAAGCAACTACAATTGTAGCTAGCGTTACGGCATCTGCAGGTGTTAAGTTTAGTCAGGGTGCATGGTTTGAACAACCAACTGCTGCGGGTATTACCCCATATTCAATGGCAACTTCAGCACACTCTAATAAAAATCAACTACAAGCTATTGGATTTATATTTAACGTTGATAATGCTTGGTATACTGTTGATAATAGTGCAGTTGACCAAGTATCTTTAGATTTTGGGTTAGATGCAATTGCTACATGTGCTTGGACAGTTAAAGGTACTAAGTTAAATACTATAGCTGCTCCTACTAGTATAACTGCAAAACATACGGCAGCAAATAGTACTGGTACATTTGGTGGTGGTACTTTAACAGGTACATTTAAGGGGGTATCAACCACAGCTGGATACATTACTAATAAACTATCAACAGTTACTTTAAAGAGTACTCTTGGTGGCGTTGGTTCTGGAGCCCTGTTCTATAATTTAGTATTAACTGGCGGTAATTTAACTATTGCTAATAATATTAATTATGTTACACCAAGTAATATTGGAACCGTTAATGTACCTATTGGATATTTTACAGGTAATAGAGCAGTTAGTGGTACCTTAAATGCCTATATGAGAACTGGTACTGCAACAGATGATGGTACATCTACAAAACCATATCAAGTAGCAAAATTACTAGATACAATGTTATCTAATATTGCTTCTGCTGCAGAAACAAAGTACAAACTACAAATTGAGATAGGTGGATCTAATAGCGGTGTTAAGGTAGAAGCAGAAATGCCTGGTGTTGTATTAGGTATTCCTTCTGTAGATATTCAGGATGTTGTTTCTACAGCTATTACATTTAATGCACAAGGTACATCAACAGATCTTAATGGTACTACAGCTGCTTCATATAACCTAGAAAATACAAATGATATTTCAGTTCGTTATTTCTCTAATGTTTAATTAAATGTTTCACAGGGGTAGGTTAAAGCTTACCTACCCCTCTTTTTCCACTTTATAAGGTAATAAAATGACAGAACCAGTAAGTCTAAAAAGTCTCCTAGTTCCAACAAAATCAGTAGAAACTGAATTTCCTGGTATGGAAGGATTTAAATTACAACTCTCTTTCCTATCTCGCGAAGAACTAACAAAAATAAGAAAAAAGGCGACAAAGATTGAATATAAAAATCGTCAACCTGTAGAAACTCTTAATGATGAATTATTTCTACAGCTTTATGTTGACGCAACCGTTAAGGGTTGGGATGGACTAAAATTCTCATACCTAGAGAAGTTAGCTCCAGTAGATATTAGTGGACAAAAACCCGATGATTATTTAGGATATTCACGTGAAAATGCCCTATATCTTATGAAAGCTAGTGCAGATTTTGATTCATATGTTAGTGAAACAGTGAATGAATTAGCAAATTTTCAGCAAGCCAGTGGGCCCACGTCAGCGACCAAATAACTTCATTTTATCAAAACTCAAATGCTAAAGTAACTAAAGAAAAGTATTTTGAGATATGTGAATTAATGGGTTCAGAACCTATAGAATCGGAAATACCAGTAGAATTTGAAGATTTAGCAGACGAAGTACAGGAAGCTATACTTATTTATAATATGCTACAGGATAATTGGGATACTATGGGTGGTAATTATCTGGGAAAGATAGTCGCAGGAATAAATGATATATTTGAAATTGCTAAAGTAGAAGATAAACAGACTTGTTATAGTATTATTCAGATTTTGGATAATGCAAGAGCAAAGATAATAAACAATAAAAAACCCGCTAACTAAAATTAGCGGGTTTTTTATTGTTCACAAATTTTTATCCTTGACATTAGGTACCTCCAATGGTATAATATGATAAAATGTTTTAGTGCGCGCTTTTATGCGAGGTAATTTATGGCTACACAGAATATTCAATTAGGTGCTACACTTACAGTAGATAATAAGCAGGCCAACGCTAGTATTGATAATACTACTAAAAGAGTAGAAAAATTAAATAAAACTGCTGCTTCTACCAAAATTGGTGGAAGTTTTGCTGCGTCTAAAGCAAAGGAAAGTACTGAGGATAGTACAGAATATAGAGTTGCACGCGGAGCGCGTGGAACCGGTGCAGAGGGTAGAGATTTCGCACGCCAAGCCCAGGGCTTAGGCGGGCTAGTTCACGTCTATGCTACATTCGCTGCTAACTTATTTGCAGTATCTGCCGCATTTACAGCACTTTCAAAAGCTGCTGACTATACTAATATGGTTGAGGGTTTAAATCAACTAGGTGCAGCTAGTGGTAGAAACTTAGGTTCGATGGCTAAAAGAATGACAGAACTTACTGATGGTGCTATTAGTCTAAAGACAGCAATGGAAGCAACTGCACAAGGTAGTGCAGCCGGTCTGACAGGCGAACAAATGGAGCGTATGACCTTAGTTGCTAAGAAAGCTTCTCAAGCACTTGGTAGAGATATGTCAGATGCTATGAGTCGTCTTTCTCGTGGTATTACTAAAGTTGAACCAGAATTATTAGATGAACTTGGAATTATGGTTCGTGTTGATAAAGCCGCGTCAGATTATGCTAGAACTCTAGGAAAAACTACAACATCATTAACAGATTTTGAACGCAGACAGGCTTTTGCAATAGCCGTTCTTAAACAAGGTGAAGATAAATTTAAATCAATAGATTTAGATGCAAATCCATTTAATAAATTACTAGCTTCATTTGTAAATTTAGCATATCAAGGTGGCGAATTACTTAATAAAGTATTAGGGCCTATCGCTAAAGTTCTAGCAGAGTCACCAATGGCTCTAAGTGTAGTAATGGCTGGATTAACTACAATGTTAATTAGTAAAGCTATTCCCGCTTTACAAGGTTGGAGAGATAATATTAGACTAGCAGCAGAGGAGGCTGAAAAATTAGCCTCCTCTAAGGTAGAGAAAGCTATAGATATTAAAACAGGGGATAAGAAAAAGCTACGAGAAATAGCTGAACAATGGGCAGATGAGGAGTTAAAAGCCTCTGAAGAGGCAAAGAAAAAACTAGAAAGGGCAATGTCTTCTTCCCCCTCAATTAAGAATAAAGAAGATGAAGCTAGAGTTAATAGAATATATGCAAAAGACATAGAAGATATAAATCAAAGAGATTTGAATTGGTTGGAAAAGAAAGCAAATACTGCTGGAAAATATCAAAAAATATATCGAGAAATAAATACATCAATACGAGACAGTATAGAATTAGAGAAGGTAGCCACAGTAGCAGTTGAAGATCATACTAGAGCACTAGAAAAAGCTAAAAATGCCCCGAGATTTTCAATTCAAGGAATGAACCTAGCTGAAGCTCAAAAACTACAGAAAAAGTCACAAGGAATAGGTATAGTATCTGCATCAATAGATCAATTTTCATCTATGGGATGGCTGGCTGGCTGGGCAGAGTATGATAAGAAGATGGAAGACTCTAAAAAAAATATGAAAAAACTAAATCACTCCTTTGGATTATTAGATTTAGGTATTCTTAGAGTAAAAACAGGTTTAGGTATGGCGGCAGTAGCTGCATCTAAATTTGTTAATGCATTTGGATTTATTGGAGTAGTTGTATCCTCTATTGCAGCTTTGTATACAATGATAGATTCAGCTATGACAACTAACGCAAAAGAACAAAAGGATTTTAGTGACTCTTTAGGTGTATTAGATGAAGCTTCAAAAGGACTATCCCGTACTTTAGCAAATATATCTAGTAAAGATCCATTAGAACGTTTAAGTACTGAAAGCGTACAAGCTAAAGCTAATGCTATTAATGAATTAAGTAATTCTTTAGCCAAAGTAATTAGTAATTTAAGACTAGTAGATAATACCTCATCAGAATGGTCAAAATTTATAGATGGATTTAAAATAGCAGTAGGTGCAGATATTAGAACTACCACAACCTCAGCAGTTACTGGCAGTTTTATTTCTATGTTAGATTCTTCATTAAATAATGATACCAAAAAGGAATTCCAAGATAAAATAAAAAGTATTTTAGATATTAAAGATATAAGTTCAGAGTCCCTAACTAAAGCTTTAGATTCATTAACAAAAGAGGAATATTTAGTTAGATTAGAGGAATTAGATAAAGCCAAAACTAAATTTTCAAATTCATTAAGTAATGGTGCTTCAAGATTAACTGAGTATAAAAATGCTGCTCAAGATACAGAAAAGCAGATGATGAATTTAATGAATAGTTTTATACCAACAGATAATATGTCTAAGTTTGGTATGGCTCAGATTACTCAAGCTAATAAATTAGCAGAAGCTTTAAAAGAACCCGAAAAGGCTTTAACAGCTCTAGCAGAAACTGCTGGAAATATTGATATGTTAAAAATATTTCCACCTGAGATGGCTCAACAGTTAGCTACATTATCACCTAAATTAAATGAATTAAAGGCAGCTATTGGTACTTATGATGACTTAATTTTAAAAACTCAAATTAATATTAATAAAGCGCAGGATAAAGTTAATTCTCAAATGAAGTATGGAATATATGATAGAACTTCACAAGAAGAATTAATTAATCAAAAAACACAATTAGAAGGACTAGAAAAAGGCAAGAAAGATATGTACTCTCAAGTAGAGGAAATATCTGATAAAGTTAAAGGAGCAGCAGTAGCTTTATACGAAGATGGCTCTGAGAGATTAGCTAAAGCATTTACTCAAGCGGCAGCCTCTGCTGCAATTCAAGTAAGTAAAGCCCTACTTCAGGGACTAGAAGGTCCTGAAATTACTAAGATACAGTATGATTTACAACTTAGAGAGATAGGAGTACAAGAAGAAGTAATTAAATCTCAAGTTAGTCTAATAGTTAGCCAAGAAAAACTTCGTTTAGAAATTGAACGTAGTAATATACTACAAGAAATAGCAAACTATAAGGGAGACGATCCTGCTAAAGCTAAAAAATTAATTGAATCATTTAAAGCAAATACGGAAAAAAGAAATATTGTATCTTCTAATGCAGACTCTATTAAAGATAAAGTAAATGCTTCCTCAAATAATGATGTTAAACTAGGCTTACAAGGTTTAGTAGCTTCATTAATGGGTGCTAATACTCAATTAGCTAAATTAGGTGGAGATCGTAAAGTAGCAGAGATTAATACACAAATTAAATTAATATCTGATAATTATAAGGTAGAACAAGATTCTCTTAAATTAAAGCAAGAATCCTTATCAATACAAGAGCAAATATATGACTCTATGAGTGCATCCTCTCCAATGTATAATACAGAACTAGAGAACGCAAGAGAAAAATTAAAGCAAGATAAAGCCTCACTTACTTATAGACAAGCAGAAATTGAATTAGATAAATTAAGAGTTAGCTCAGCATATCTTATATCTAAAGCTGCGTCTAAGGATAAAAAAGGCATGCAGGATTCTGCTGATCGCATGATTTCTAATAAGGAGAAGGAACTAGATACTTTACGTAGAAAAAATGATGCTGATGCTTTTAAACGCATGCAGGATTTGCGTACAAAAGAGTGGGCATATATTGATTCTATAATTGAGTTAGAAAATCGCAGATTTAAATCTAAACAAGATGTAGAAAATGAAGTTATAAGCCTTATATCAACATCAAACGATTTATTAACTAAATCTGGTCTAATTACAGAAGCTGAATCTATTAGTAGAAAAACTGATATTGATCTATTAAAACAACAACTATCTTATGAAGATCAATTACGTACTAGACGTCAACAAAAAGATAAGGACTTAAGAGCAGCTCAAGCAATCATAGATGATGCTAATACTAGAAATAATTCTAGTGATATAAAAGCTTCAGAAGTAGTAGCAAATCTAAGATTAATTGAAGGGCAAGAAAAATATAAAAAACTAATAGAAAATACATACTCATATGAAATTGCATCTGCCGAAATAGTTAATACTCTGAAACTAACAGCTATTAAGTTGCAGGGAAAGTACGAAGAATCATTAAAATCTACAGAAAGCACTTTAAAATCTTTAGAAAGTAGTGGACAGCAGTTTGGTAAAGAATACTTTGATGCAGTATACAAAGATTTTCATGAAAAAGTATCTACTTTATTAGCCACTTCTAAATCAGCCGCCTCAGTATTAACAGAAGGTATTATTTCAGCAATTGATAAAACTAGTGATGCTTTCTTTGAAATGGTGCAAAAAGGGCAAGTTACATTAAAGGGAATAATTAATGTAGCCAGACAAGGACTATCCGATGCATTTAGAGATGCTGCATCACAGACATTAAAAAATTCTTGGAAACAACTAGCTAAGAGTATAATGGGTAAGACTGAATCAGAAAAACTAGCAGAGAAGGCTCAGGCAGCAGCCAAAGCAGCTCAGGAAGCCCAAACAAAATTTAATGAACAATATCCTAGTTTAGTAGAAAGACAGAGTACTGCTTTAAGTGATAATACAAAAGCCATTGAAAGATTAATTGATAAATTAGATGGCAAAACCTCTCCTATAGCTAAAGATAAACTCCCATCTGGTGGTACTGATCAATATACTTATCAACCTAAAAGTAGCGAAGACCCCTCTAGTATAGATGCTGTTAATGGAATGGATTTAGAATCTGATAAGTTTAGTCAGTCTGCTAAAAGCCAACAATCAGCAGCTTCAGTAATGGATAATGCTGCAGAAAAAACTAAGTTAAATACTGAAACCCAAATTAAAGTTAATCAAGGATTTGCAACAGATTTTGGTAAATTATTAACAGGTCAAATGTCAGCAAATGACTTTTTAATAAAATCTCTTAATTCAGTATTTACCTGGGTTATTACTTCCCTGCCAGCTATAGGGGGTGGCAGTTCTGGTAGTGGTGGGTTACTTGGTACTGTCATTAAGGCTGCAATTGGATCTTTCACTGGATCAGGTGTTGGTTTAGGTGATGTTTTCAGTACTGCTAGTACTTATGGTACTAATCTATTCTCAGAACAAACAATGCGTTTAGCTGAAGATACTGCATTTTTTGCTGGTAGATATGCAAAAGGTGGATCTTTCCGTGACGGTACTTCATTACAGCCCAACTCTATAATAACTTCACCAACCCTCTTCGCCTTCGCGAAGGGTGGAACTTTCAATAGAGGAGTAGGTGGAGAAGCAGGCCCAGAAGCAATTATTCCTTTAAAGAGAGATCAGCAAGGAAATCTAGGTATTCGAGGCGGTAGTTCTGGTGATACCAATATTAGTATTAATGTTAATATGGAAACAGGTAAATCAGAATCTAATACATCTGGTCAAGTTAAACCAAATGCTGAACAGTTTGCGAAGAATATTACCAATATGATTCAAGCTGAGATGATAAAACAGAAACGCCCAGGAGGTTTATTATATGTCTAGTAATTTTAATACAGAAATATATGATGCTGTAGGGCGTTATGTTGAACCATCCCTTGGTTTTAAGAAAGCAGTAAAGCCTTCAGTAACTGTAGCAAAGTTTGGTGATGGTTATTCACAAAGAACAGTAGCTGGCTTAAACAATATGCCAGCTATCTTCCAACTTACTTATCAAAACCAACCATTAGATGTAATTACAGCAATTGAAAATTTCTTAATAGCTAGAAAGGGTACAGAACCGTTCTTTTTTACTCCTCCCGGGGAGAGCCAACTAAAAGTAATAGCTACAGATGGTTGGGATAAAGAATATACATCAGAAATAAGTCGTACTTTAACAGTAACATTTGTACAGGTATTTGATCCATTATGACAATATCTAAAGAATTAAGATCCTTATCCCCTAGTAGTATGATAGTTTTATATGAGATAGATACTACTCCAGTTGGTGGCATTATTTATAAATTTCATAATGGATTCAATGAGTTAAGTGGGAATATAATCTGGGATGGTGATCCGTATAACTACTTTCCAGTAGAGGCTGAGGGGTTTGAATTTAGTGCTAAAGGTCAACTTCCTCGCCCCACTCTTAGAATATCTAATATTAATGGGCTACTTGGTGCAATAGTTAGAAACTATAATGATTTAATAGGACTAAAAGTTACTAGAATACGTACTTTTGCAAAATATCTAGATGCTGTAAATTTTGCAGAAGGTAATATATACGCTGATCATACAGCTAAACTACCTGATGATATTTATTATATAGATAGAAAATCTACAGAGAATAAAATAATGATAGAGTTTGAGTTAGCTGCAGCCTTTGATATAACTAATATAAAACTACCTCGTAGACAGATAATTCAGAATATGTGCCCATGGAAATATCGTGGAGCAGAGTGTGGTTATACAGGTAGTGTATACTTAGATTATAATGATAAAAGTACTACTCAACCCAATGATATTTGTGGAAAGAGACTAACAAGTTGTCAATTACGATTTGGTAGTAATGCACAAATACCCTATGGTGGCTTTCCTGCAGCAGGACTAATAAGATGAGCTGGAAATTAGAAGCAGAAGAATACGCTAAAGTACAAGCCCCAAGAGAAGCTTGTGGAGTTGTTATAATTAGAAAGGGAAGGGAAGTATTTTGGCCTTGTAAAAATATTTCTGAATATGGTAATAATTTTTGTATAGACCCATCCGATTATGCAGCAGCAGAGGATGAAGGAGAGATTGTTGCTATCTGGCATAGCCATTACGGTGTTCCACCAGAACCTAGCGAAGCAGATAAAGTATCCTGTGAAAAATCTGGATTAGAGTGGTATATTTATTCTACACCTATGAATGCTTGGTTTAATTTTAAACCCTCTGGTTTTATAGCTCCATTAGTTGGTAGACAATTTGTACATGGAGTAGTAGATTGCTATGCTTTAGTAAAAGACTGGTACCAACTAGAACGTAACATCATACTTCCAGAATTTGAACGCAAAGATAATTGGTGGCATAAAGGCGAAAATCTTTATATAGAAAACTTCAGAAAAGCTGGATTTGAAGAGACCGATACACTAGAACCAGGCTGTGGTATTCTAATGCAAATTATGTCTCCAGTACCTAACCATGCTGCAGTATATTTAGGTAATGATCTTATTATACATCATATGTTTAATAGGCTTTCTAGTAGAGATGTATATGGTGGAATGTATAAGAAATATACTTCAAGGATAGTAAAATATGTTAAAAGAGATTAGACTATATGGTCATCTTGGAAAGAAATTTGGTCGAGTACACTATCTAGCTGTACAATCAGTATCAGAGGCCATTAAAGCATTTTGTGCCAATTATAAAGAATTTGAAAAAGATTTTATTGGT